CACTTTAACGTAATAAGTCATCTCATGTTTAGTATTGCAGGCGTGCTGCTTGGATATTACTTTGCTAATGAGTCCTGGAGACATAATCGTATGTGGGAATGGAAGTCTATTACACAACAGTTAAGACTCCAGGAGACAGAGATACATAGATTAGAAACTATTAACGAATCATTAGTCGAACAGTTGAAGGAGTTAAAATGAATAGCTCTAAATTGCTTGTACGTTTTATTGCTGCGATAGGTGGCTATAAAATATTACAAAAAGAGTATGACAAGGCGCGTAAGTTCTGGACTAAAGTCTCAATAGAAAACAACTGGATAAGAAAACAAGGTATGTACGTAGTGCTTTACGTAAATATTTGTGATTTGCAAATAGCTGACCACGTATACACACCTGCGGACAATAAGTTTGACTCTATCTTGTTTACTCATTGTGACATGGATTACTGCGAAGAATGTATAGGAGTGACAATATGATTTTGTTTGAATACAAAGGCGTAAAGATTACAGGACACAGTCGTGACGAAGTCGCGCTGCTGCGTGGTCGATTGAAAAAAGAAATTGATCTCCGCATTTATAACGAGAGAGCGAAAGAAATATTATTTGATTACACGCTTGCAGCAGACGAAGAGGAAATTATAAAAGTATTAGCGGAAGAGGAGGAGAGATTAAGCAAACCATAATTAACTAAAGTAAAAGTAAAGAAAGAGCTGCAGCGCCGAATCGTTGCAGCTTTTTTTTTATGTTCTTGATTACTTAATTAATCCAGGTACAATTGATTTAGAAGGAGGTTGTTATTATGACATGGGATTATTCTCAAAGATTAGACAAACACAGTACAAACAAAATAGAAGTATATAAGAACGTTGTTAGTGGTTCTTTAATCTTGCATGACGCGGAAGACTTTGCGACAAAGCAAGTTTATATGGGTTACTCTATCCAGGAATCAAAAAGAATGTTTAGAGATTATTTGAAAGGAATAAGATAAGATGACACAACAAACAGAGACCAAGAACTTTATAGAAATTTGTCCAGGTTGCCTTGCTTGTTATAATCAAGGGCGCTTGACTTTCTACTGGTTCCAAATAAACAAAGACACAACGCTTGAACAGATAGAGCGCGCGCTTGACGTGGAAGAGATTCACAGAAGAGCCAAAACTCCGTTCGTTTGTGGCGGTGAAGAAGTTCACATACAAGATAATGATTTTGGAGGCGGCGAGTATATGCTAGCCGAAGAATTATTTGGATATGTTGAACTTTTAAAACTCGTTCCGAATTTTGATTACATTAGAGCGTTTAAAGATGTTTATTTAATGGAAGACGAGTTTGACTATAAGACAAAAGAGCCAAGCAACCAGTTCAAAGAATTTGCTGACTCCGTCCAGGTCTTCGACAACATAGACGAACAGAACACGCACCTGGAATATGAGTTTATGGAAATCTATGACGTGAGCGAGACAGATAGATTATATCATTATATTGATTGGTCCACAGTGCGCCACGATATGCTTATAGATATGAATAGGGCAGAAGTAAACGGAAAAATATATTTGTGGAGAGGTATATAAAATGGATAGAAACGAAGTATATAAGTTAATGCTGAACTTTGCTAAAGGAGTCAAAGCTGATACAACCATTGCAGAGCAAGTATTGGGAGTAGGCAAAGCTATACAGATTCTCGATAGAGAAATAAGAATAGTTGTTGATTCTGAGCAAAAAGTAAAATATAATAAGCTAGTGGAAAAAATAAACAGGAGTTATGAATATGCAAATTAATTATATTGGTGTTCTACTTCTATTGTGGATTGTAAGCACTGCCTGGATAGTTTCAGGTTATGCTGCTAAAGGTTACCAAGCCAAGAATACTATCCGCTTAGATGAGGAACTCTATGCAGCAATTACACACGTGTTAAATTATTGTTATGACACAGAACGAGAACATTATATTGAGACCTACGGCGAGGAATCAAATAATTATCTTTGGTTAGACAGTGATTTAGATTTACACGTTGAGCAAGAAGACACAAATCACATATTTGTTAGTCTTCATTACTTACACAAGCAATTGGTTCCAGGTGGTAACAATGCCTAGAGCAAGATTATTATCATGTATTGGAAAGTGTGTTACTTGTAAAGAAACATTTAACTACGATGTTGTTATAGACGTTGACGACTGGGAAGTGGAACAATTTTGTAGTCAAACTTGTTGGGATATGTATTATCTCAAAGAAGAAGAGGTTGGAGGCGTTAGTTATGAAGACGTTGACAAATCTATTCTGGAGACGCGCAGCCCTTAGCGTAACGTACGAATAACCAGGAAGAGAGAGAGCGGACTACGGTCCGCTTTTTCTTTGTATCACGTGCGCAAAATAATTTAGATCTCCACAAAAAAAAATACTGGAGATCATGATTTTAAAACCAGGTACGCCTGGAAGTTTTAAAGCAGCGCCTGGTCTTCTAGTTGTCGAACGCATATCGAGACAGTACGACGCAAACCGCCTACGAATCGCCGCACACGAGCAACACAACCACGCACGCATAAACACCTGCAAACACCAACCCCCATACCTTAATCGCGGCGCGGAGAAAATATAGATGAATACGTCAATTTATACCTGGCAATTTGTGGAGGTGGTGGGAGTCGAACCCACGTTGGTTAGATGAGTATTTGGATAAGCATTTAACCCTGACCAGATCACCCCCAGTCTACAGTATACTATATATAGTGTAGTCTAAAGGTACTATATGTAGTAGTACTATATATTGTACTTTTTAAATGTCGAGTTCTAGTAGTAGGTGGTTCGATCCCTGTGTCACTCCCAACCCAAACCAGTTTATTAAGTCTAGTAACAGTAAATGCGCTCTCTCTCTAATAAATAAAATGTGAGGAATGTGGCTCAACCCACGACTAAGGCGGTCCTGCTATGCCAACCCTATTAACGAATCGTTATCTTGTGGTGCTTGTGTAGGCAGGAACACCACAATGCTTATCCTGATATGCTACACTATACCATATAGATATGTCAAATAATGAAAAAATCACAATCTGCGTAGCAGACAACTGTTTAGTCCCCTTACCAGAAGGTCGTAAAAAGTATTGTAGTGAGAGGTGTTCTAAAAGAACACGACAACGTGCATGGCGTGCAAACAAACCTACTAAAGAGATCCAGGTAGAAAAGACTGTAGATGAAAATGTACAGAAGCGTAGAGGAGATTACTACGCCATTATGAAGAAAAAAAATTTTTTCAACGACATTTTAGAAGGTAAGAAGACAAAGAAGGAAGTAGCAAACATACTAAGCTGCAGTCCATCAACAGTGTCACGTGCAGTAGCAGCATATCTCGAAGATGTAGAAAAAGAAGCAAAGCTCGAAAAGCGTGGGGACCCCTTCGAGTTGCAAGCTGACGTAAACTCCTTTGTTGATTTTCGTGATCAATATTTCTTAACAGAACAAGGTAAAAATTATGAGACACCAGACTTTCAAAAGAAGTGGATTGGTGCTATCTTAGATAGTATAAAGCACGGTAAACGGTTAATGATCTTGTCTCCGCCTAGACATGGTAAGACAGATCTACTTACACACTTTTGCGTATACATGATTTGTAAAAATCCTAACATACGTATCATGTGGTGCGGTGGTAACGAAGACATTGCACGTAACTCCGTAGGTGCGGTACTAGATCATTTGGAGAATAATGAAGGACTCATACAAGATTACGGAGACTGGGACGGATTTAGACCTTCTAATAGAGGTGGAAAAAGTTGGTCGTCCAGTCAATTTACTGTTGCAACTAGAACAGTCTCTGGTATTAAGTCGCCAACTCTTGTCGCAATTGGAAAGGGAGGTAAGATCCTTTCCAGAGACGCAGACCTTATTATTGCAGACGACATCGAAGATCATGGAAGTACTGTGCAACCAAGTGCTAGAGAAAACACCAGGAACTGGTGGACCACAACATTACAGTCAAGAAAAGAGGAACATACAGGAATGGTCGTCATTGGATCAAGACAACACCCAGACGATCTTTACCATCATCTCTTAGAAAACAAAGCATGGGAGACTATTGTTGATCGTGCGCATGACTTAGAAGTACCGCTAGAAGACGAATCTATAGATCATACAAAACACATGTTATGGTCAAATAAACGTACACATAAATGGTTAATGGAACAGTTAGCTGCAGCAGAGACTACAGGTGGTAGAAATATATTTGAGATGGTCTATCTAAACAAAGCTATACCACAAGGTATGGAGTTATTTACAGCAGAGATGATTGATAAGTGTTTAGATAAATCAAGGAAGCTAGGAGACATACCACCAGGCACAAGTCTTATTGCAGGACTCGATCCTGCTAGTACAGGTTATCAGGCAGCAGTTCTTTGGGCATATAACGTTAAAACACAACAAGTATGGTTAGTAGATATGAAGAACGATCAAGGTGGTGGTATACAAAAAGCACATAACTTAATGAAGGAATGGTATGACAAGTATTGGTTAAGTCACTGGATCATAGAAGAAAACGGATTCCAACGTGCTATTGGTCAAGACAGAGATATAAAAATGTGGGCAGCTAATCATGGTGTGCGTATAGAAGGACACCAGACTTATAAAAATAAATGGGATCCTACATTTGGTGTAACCAGTATGGTAGGTATGTATGAACAAGAAAAGATAAACATACCGTATTCAGACTCTAAGACACAAAGACTTGTCAATATATTTAGACAACAGTTAATTTACTTTTCACAAGCAGGTGCAAGTAATTCACGTAATGTAAAAACTAAAACTGACTTAGTTATGGCAAGTTGGTTTCCAATGAAACGTATACGTACCAATGTAAAAATGATGTTAGCTGAAGCAGAAAGCGACTATACTCCTTCGTATAGCTATTATAAGCAAAGTGAATACAACGAGGTTTTTTGGTAATGGTGTATACCCCAGACGAATTATTAATTAAGACTGACGACCTAAAAGGAATGCACGAACATAGTGGACACTATGAATATCGTGATAGAGTCAGATCCATTATGAACGGTGGTAGCAATGGTATTGCTGCACTGTTAGGTGAGAGCGCAAAGAATTACGACATTGATTTACCAATACCTAATCTTATAAATTCAGGTTTAGAACACTTAGCACAAAAATTAGGACGTATGCCAGACATAAAGGTAGACGCTTACGCAGATAGCGAACGTGCTAAAAACAAAGCAGAGAAGTTAGAACGTATAGTTACTAACTTAGATAGCAATTCTAAAATGGATATGCAGTTACCACAAGCAGCTAGATGGTTGCCTGGTTATGGTTTTTGTGTATGGATCATAAGACAAAAGATGTCACCAGATGGCATTATGTACCCACACGCAGAACTACGTGATCCTTATGATTGTTATCCAGGATATTACGGACCAGATCAAGATCCAAAAGAATTAGCACTTATAAGACTCGTACCTAACGCTGTTATTAAACAGATGTACCCACAAGCACAAGTTATGGTTGATGAGTCAAGTCAGTTCCCATCAGGTTATAGTAAGTTTAAATACCATGACGGATTTCAAAGAAGTTGGGATAATCATTTAGCTGACGGTACAGAACTTGTAGAGTTTTATGATGAAGATGGTACATACGTATTTTTACCAGAACAAAAACAAATACTAGACTTTACACCTAATCCTCTTAAATCAGGTCCACGTTTTGTTATATCTAAAAGATTTAGTTTTGATAGATTATCTGGTCAGTATGACCATGTACTAGGTTTGATGGC